ACCTTTTTGTACTTGAGTAGGCGCTTGATCAATTTGTTTACTTACTAGATTAGCTGCTATTCTAGAATCCTCGGCAGCTTTTTTATCTGCTGCTTCCTTCACTTTACGTTCTACTTCTGCTTCTATTCTGGCATCTTCAGCTGCTTGTTTCTCTGCTGCTTCCTTAACTTTACGTTCTTCTTCAGCTGCTATTCTAGCATCATCAGCTGCTTTTTTAGCATCTTCAATTGCTTGTTTCCTTGCTGCTTCTTTCTCTTTACGTTCTTCTTCAGCTGCTATTCTGGCATCTTCAATGGCTTGTTTCCTTGCTGCTTCTTTCTCTTTACGTTCTTCTTCAGCTGCTTTTCGAGCATCTTCAGCAGCTTGTTTTCTTTCAGCTTCTTCTGCTTTCTTCGCTTCAGCTGCCTCACGTTTTTTATCTTCAGCTGCTTGTTTCCTTTCAGCTTCTTCCGCTTTCTTTGCTTCAGCAGCTTCACGTTTCTTTTCGGCTTCTTCTTCACGTCTCCTTTGTCTTTCCTCTTTTCTTTCTTCAGATTCTGCGCGTCTTCTTTCTATTTCTTCACGTTTTCTCTCTTCAGATTCTTCAAGCTTTCTTTGTTTTTCTGCTTCACGTTCCTCACGTTTTCTTTCTCTCTCTGTCTCTCTCTCTTCATCACGACTACTGTTGGAGCTATCACTTGATCCTTCGTCTCCATCATTTTTTTTCTTCTTATCTTTCTTATCTTTCTTATCTTTCTTAGAATCTTTCTTATTTTTCTTGGAACCTTTCTTGGAACCTTTCTTGGAACCTTTCTTGGAACCTTTCTTGGAACCCTTCTTGGAACCTTTCTTGGAACCTTTCTTGGAACCCTTCTTGGATTTTTTCTTGGAACTCTTCTTGGATTTTTTCTTTTTTGATGATTTTGATTTTGATTTTCCACTCTTACCTCCCTTGCCACCAATATATTGTAATGAATTTTTTAGACCAATCATATCATTTTCAGATGCTAAATTAAATTTTAAATCTTCTACAGTATTTTTTCTACTAACATTTAAATGTTTTGCTAATTTTGAAAAATTATTAATTGTATCAACTAAAACTTCTTTATCATCTAAACTTAAATTTGAGAAATTATCTAAATTACTTGAATCTTTAAATAGTTGATATAATGTCGGTCTATCCAAATTTTGAGATACTTTCTTAAGATTATGTAAAATTTCCGGGCCACTTGGCATTATATTATAACTTTATATAATTATTATATAAAAACAAATCAATATAAAAGTTATGGAAAATCAAGATATTATTAAAGCTGATGTAAAGATACCAAAGAAACGTGGTCGAAAACCAACTGGTAAAATTTTTCAGATTGATAAAGGTAATGTAAAGAATATTACTACTGATGATGATTGTATTATTGCATATTTACCATTATCCTTAGCTGATACTAAAAATATTATTGATATTTCTGAGACAGAGAGAGAAACAGATTATAAGTCTAATGAAATAAATACTGAGAATACTCATAAATCATCTATCATAAATGATTTAAAGAATATTATATCTCATACATCTGAATGTTCATCTGAGAAGGAGGTAGAAAGAACTACTTTTACAAATAAAAAAAATGATGATGGTACTATTGCTAAATTAAAGATGAAGATAGAAGAATTAGAGAGAATAATTGGTAATAAGAATCATGAAATAGTTAATTTTGATAAACTTCATGAAATATGTATTGATATGACTAAAGGTAATATTGAACATGTTAATTGTTGGTGGTGTTGTTTTACATTCAGTCATTATCCAATTGGAATACCAGATAATTATAAAGAAAATATATTTCACACTTATGGTTATTTTTGTTCATTTAATTGTGCCAAATCATATAATTTAGAAAAATTTGACAATAAATGTGAAGAAAAGAATTGTTTATTATTGATTTTAAAAACAAAGTTAATCAATGATGATTCATTTATAAAACCAGCAAATCCACGGCAAAGTTTGAAAATATTTGGTGGTCATCAGACAATAGAAGAATTTCGTAAAGATTTCACAATTATGGACAAATCATCTAATCTTATATTTCCGCCATCTAAACCGTTAAAATTATACGTTGAAGATGAATATAAAAATAAGATAACAAGATTTCAGAATGATTATAAAGTAAAAAGAACAAAACCATTATCTAGAACATCAAATAATCTTAATAATTTACTTAAATATACTATAAAGGAATAAAGAACTATGTACTACTACGAGTACCACTCCGACTACGTCTATGAACGGTAGGAGCATTAGGTATTTGAAGAGTTGGGCGCGGTGTTTCAGGCTCATCAAGAGTTTGGTGCGGTGTTTCCGACTCAAGTGATGGACCAATGAATCGTGTAGGTGTTAGCTCAATTTTCTTTTGGTCAATCAAAAAGAAAGCTGACATTGCCTTGGCATCCTTACATCTACCATAGGCACACATATTTTTGAATTCAGATAATTCTATAACACCCAATGTAATTTGTTCGTCAGAATTATATTCACCTGTTTTACGACCAATTAGGGATTGGATATAATCTTCATTTGCCTCTAATACGACTGAAAACAAAGTAATCGATTCATCGCAACCTCCTGGGGACGGATACATCTCCCCCAATAAGATTAAATCTCCTTTTTCAATAAAAATGCCAAGCTCTTCCCAGATTTCCTTCGCAGCAACTCCTTGAGAAGCTAAGGTGCCAGTTTTACCATCCATCATACCAGCAGGAATTTCCACGAAACTCCCAAATCCAGTCGCGTTTCTTGGTTGTTTGACGTAAACTACATAGATCTTTCCAGTTTGTTTTGACTTGAGCGTGAACAATACTCCAATTGAATTACCACGAATAAACACAACACGATTTGATCTAACACCATTAAAGGTTACATCACATGTAATGTGAATCAGACCAGGATTCGGTCCAAACATTGTTACGGCATCAATGGTGATACTGTGGTAGTGAAAAGGCCAGTAAGAGCGAAGATTATCTCTGGATCTGGTTTGCTGGTGTGACCGAATCCAATTATAAAATGGCTTGCTATTGATTGCGGCTCTGAAGTGCTTTCGAGATACGCCTCCACCACGTTTGATTTCGACTTTGTACTTTTCAAAGATTGTAAAAATGACTTTCTGGTTCATGAATCGGTATATTATTATTATGATTATTATTGCGATTATTAGTGTCGCGGCGATGGAAGTAATATTCAACATCAATTTAAATGTATTTGGGTTGGTTGAATGAATTAGTTTCAATTTTTTTATTAATCGTAATGAAATGGAGATTAATAAAAAAATTGGGACGAATGAACGTCAGTGAAATGAGGAAACAATTTTTTATTACAAACTATTTATAGTTTGTAATAAAAATTAGGACGAGCGTAGCGTTAGTGATATGAGGAAACAATTTTTATTACAAACTATTCATAGTTTGTAATAAAAATTAGGATGAGCGTAGCGTTAGTGATATGAGGAAACAATTTTTTATTATAGTTTGTAATAAAAATTAGGACGAGCGTAGCGTTAGTGAAATGAAGATCAATTATTCCGTTACAGTATGTCCACAAATACAAATTCCTTTATTAAAATCATCTATTGCTCTCCAAATAAATTCATGATTTTTTGATTCGTAATAGGGACATTCATGTGTAGTTCTAGTATCCACCTCGGGTCTACTTACTAATTTTAAACTGCGGTTAGAACCAATCTTAGGTAAAGGAGGAAGAGATTTCTTAGATGGTACAACTAATGTTGGTTTGGTTGGTGGCATTTTTAATTGATCACTCATTTTGTGTGTGTATAATATTAGTATATAATAAGATTGTATGTAATTTAAAAATCAATTTTTAGGCTAATTATTTTACTCTTTTATATTATTAGCATAATATAAATATGAATATAACATTCATAGGTAATTGTCAAACAGTATCATTATGTTTTTATTTTCAACAATTATTAAATGAAAATAATAATATTTATTGGGTTTTATATGGTGATGAATTTAAACAACATTTAGGTAATTGGAGTGTAAAATGTAAAAATAAAATAATAGATTATGATGAATTAATTAAGAAAATTAAAGATAGTGATATCATTATATATCAAAATATAGATGTAAGTAAATCATTATTTTCGAATACAAATACATTACGTGAAATAACAAAACAAAATTGTAAATTAATTATAATTCCATCTATTTATTTAATATATAATGATTTTGATAATTCCATAAAAGAATTGATAAAAAGAGAAAATGAAAATAATGTAGATATAAAAGTGTCAGATATCTTATGTAAATTTAAAAATGATAATTTAATGCTAACTTGTAATCATCCTAACACATTTTTATTTATGGAAATAATAAAATTATTATGTAATTTACTTAATTATAACTTCTTTACAGATGAGCAGTATAATAATTTTTTAAAGAATAAAAATTATATAGGACTCCCATAATTCAGTTTTTTACACAACAATAATCTTCTTAACCTTCGTTAAATAATGATATGCCTGTAAATAACAATCACATAAATCATCCTTCTTTTTATGAGTTGATAAATATACTTTATGTTTATCATCTATTAATGATAAACATTTTTTAACGGCAAAATCTTTGCCTTCTTTGTAGGACATTTTTTTAACTTCTTCTTTAACTGGAATACCTTCTTTCACTTCTTTAACTGGTTTACTATCTTTAACTTCTTTAACTGGTATACCAACTTTAACTTTTTTAACTGGTTTACTATCTTTAACTTGGCAATCTTTAACAGGTATACCAACTTTAACTGGCTCATCTTTAACTTCCTCAATCGGATTACCAACTTTAACTGGTATACCAACTTTAACAGGTAAATCAGGTATCGGTGATAATTTCAATTTCTGATTAGGAGCAATTAAATGAATATCTTCAAAACCAAATTTCTTTTTATCAATCGCACATCTTATTAAATAATAAGCGTGAAGAGTATCGGCAATAGCTTTCATTTTTGGATTTTTAAAAGAGGGTTGATTTTCTATTAGAACTGTATCTATTTCTGATAATTCTGGTAAATCATCTAATGCGGTTACAAGATTGTATTTAAATTGAGCAGTGCTTATTTTGTCACATGATACATTTGTTTCTTTTATTTTATAATTTTTCGTTTCAAAAGATTTGCGATGTAAATTACAAAAAAATACACTACCTAATTTACATTTAGCAGCCTTCTCACAAACAATACATTTATCATCTTTATTTACTTTTTCCACACATGGTTCCTTCAATTCTTCAACTTTCTTCTTATGATCCTTACATAATTTATATTTATAGAATAATAAATCAGCATTATTATCACAAAATGAGCACTTATTATTCACATTTAATAAATCAATGATATCCCATTTAATGATTGTCATCTTTTCATCACAAATACAATAGGCTAAGTTTTTGATACCAACGTCGTAAGAGATAATTTTCATAAGATATATATACTATATACTATATATACTATATATAATATGGGTTATATAAACTAATAACCTTTTAACAATCTTTTACAATCTTAAACAATCTTAAATAGTTAACAATCTTTAAATTTCTTAATCTTAAACAGTTAAAGATTTAAATTTTTTCCAAAAAACTCCAATCAATCTTCAAAACACCTCCTCTATCCAATAAAATCCAATATTCCCTACCATTATTCCCTCCCAAATTATATTTAACAGTTGCCAAATCTCCATCTACTAAATCAATTACATCTGGATTATAAATAGTACCTGAACCATAATGTAAATTTAATTTTACTCTTTGGTTATCATTAAAGACAACATTTGGAATTTCATTTATATATGATGTATCATAACTATGAACTCTTTCAGTTGTTAGATCAATATCAACACTTCGATCAATATCAACACTCAACTCAAAATGATATCTACAAACTGGTATATATTCATCAACTCCACCAACATGTACTTGATCACTTTGTTGAGTAATTCTTTTGCTAAATTCTGCTGGAGTTTCATCCATACAAATCTTACAACATGCTTTCAATAATTCAATATCATTACACTTGGGTAAGAGTTTATGAATTTCTCCAAAATTATTTTGATTACTATCACCGTTTAAGCCGACAACATAAATAGTTTTCTTATCCTTAAGAGCTTCGGTTACAAATTCATTCAGATCAGAAAAAAACTGAGCTTCTTCAATAAAAATAACTTGAGAATTCATATATTTTGATTTGAAAAAGTCATTTTTATGGACTTCATTAAGGTATTTTACAGAAACACAAGGTTCTGAATCCTTGTTGTGTGAAACTATTTGTGATGTATCTGAATATCGTGTATCCATTGAATTATTAATAGTCAAAATACTGTATTTGATAACCTTATATTTTCGAATGAGTTCAATTAATTTGGTCGATTTCCCGGAGAACATTGGACCTAGAATTAATTTGAGGTAACCTGATTTGGGATGACTCATATTGAATTTTATATATAATGTATAATTGTTTAATATTTAAGTAATTTTTAATCAATTTTTTATATCGTATAATTATAATATATATGGATTATCAACAAAAATATTTAAAGTATAAAGGAAAATATCTTTCACTAAAAAATCAAATTGGAGGCACTGAAACTGCGGCATTAGCTAGATTTGGAAAGGAACAAATTTTAGAAGAATTTACTTCTAGATATGAAATACTTGATTCATATAAATTAATTTTTATTATTTGTAGAAAAAGAGATGATTTAATTTTTAAAGTAAATTTAACCGATAAATATCCAATTAATCCTCCAATAGTATGTTATATTGATAATAAAGTTAAATTAGGAGAATGGGCACCAGCTAGAAGATTATACCAATTATTAGATGAAATTGAAACTCCTCCTGTACTTATACCACATCAAGCAAATAACTCTGAAAAATGTGGGGTTGAAATTGGAAAAGATGTTTATCAATATGTTCCAGGATATTCATACCCATTAACTCCTAATGAATATTTAGAATTTATGATAAAGAATGAACATATTAGTAATATTTCTAAATTAAAATTAGCAGCTACTCTTCATACTGGTTATGAATTAGATACGTTATTTGCTAATTGGATGTATTTTGAAAGAGATGCTAAGATAGATATCATTCGTAAAATGAGTATATATTTAACAGAAAAAAATGGTTATCCAACAAATTTAAATGTAACCGAAGTACCAAATATTCCAGGACATTATTCTGGTTTATTATTTTTTTCTGAACCACATTTAACTGAATTATCTACATTATTTAAAATTAGTCAAAAAAGGGGTCGCGATATTTTAATTCAATGGCAAAAACCAATGACAGTAGAGATGGATTTTGTATATATTGCTTTTGGAGACTTGGATAGAAAAGAAGAAGATACTGAAAAAGAGTGGGGTATAGTTAATTTGTCTAAATTGACTGAAATAGGAAGGGGATTATATACTGAATGGAAAAAATAAAAATTGGGACTCTATCTAATTAAAAATTGAGACTTATTACGCTTCGCTTTGCTCTTCCTAATTTTATTTTAATTAATAAATTAATTAAAATAAAATTGAGACTCGCTTTGCTCTTCCTAATTTTTAATTAAAGATTGAAATCAATCTTTTATTAAAAATTGAATTTCCTTTAAACTAATATAAAGAAATAATATTATATATAGAATGACCACACTAATTCCGATTGATTCTAATAATTTCAATGAAATACCTAAAAATGTAAGTGTTTCAACTACGGGTGTTACTTTTGAGTTGGGTGTAATTGTTAATCTAAAATACGTATTCAAATTGGTCAAGTTGAATGAAGTATTATTAGGAATGAAATATAAGAATGAAGTGAAGCAAACAGAGGAAATAAACATGAAAATATCTGAAAAAACATTTAACAATCAATTAACGATGAAATTAAAGATAGCGGAAGACAAGTGTATTAGTGTTAAAATATTTTTAAATGGTTCTATTCAGATTGCTGGTGCAAAGTCAATTGAACAAATTAATAAGGGAATTGAACATCTATTAAAGATATTGAAGAAGCGATATTATGTGGAAAGTTTGAATGAGGAAATCCATTTAGTGGAGAGTTATAATTTCAATATCAAGGATTTTAAAATTAATATGATTAACAGTAATTTCTATGTGAATTACAAGATCAATATTGAAAACTTGTTCGGTTTAATAACTAAGATGGGTGTTAAATCACGATTTGAACCATTATCTCATCGATGTGTGAATATTAAATATAATCCAGAGGGGACGAATCCGGATGTCGATAAGCCAATTTCAATCTTTGTATTTGAAAGTGGTAGTATTATTATTACTGGAGCGAGAAATGGAAAACATATAAAATCAGCATATAATTTTATAAATAATGTGTTAGATGAAAATAGTACTATTGTGAAGAGGAAGGATATTAAGTTGTATATGAATGTATAAGTTTTAACCGTATACCAACTTTAACTAATTTAACTGTTTACATATTTAACTGTTTACCAATTTTAACTGGTAATTTTAAAAGGTAACTTTAATTGGCAACATTTATTGGTACTTTAAACGGTAACTTTAAATGATAACCTTTAATCGGTAACCTTAAATGGTAACCTTAAATGGTAACATTTATTGGTACTTTAGTCGGTAACCTTAAACGGTAACCGACTTTAATTGTATACCAACTTTAATTGTATACCAACTTTAAATAGTCTTTATTTCCCACCATACTTCTGAAAAACATTATTAATTAATTCATTATTCTGTAATACTGCTGTTACAGAATTTTCAATTCTATCTCCCATAGATGGGAATCCTTTTAATTTATTTAGTTGAAGTATTATACGATCATCCAAATTAAATCCGCTCATATTTTGTGTTCCTAATGATCTTTGTCCAGATGAAGGTGGATTTACTCTTGTCCAATTATTAGTAACATCTCTTTCTTTAGAATTTTGATCACCGAGAGTTTGTGTGCTAATACCTTCATTCCATCCAGAATTAGTAAATGTTCTACTTTTAGTTGTGTCTTCACGAGCACTATGTGTTTCCATAGCATTCGCATCTGATCGTGATCGAAGTTCTTCTACTAATACATGTGTCCCTCCATTATAGCCATTATAATTAACCGCTTGGCGTAAGGTAGCATTGGCTGCTTGAGGATTATATTGTTGAACTTTTGCGACAGTATGCATCGCTGGATTATTTTGAGGTGTTTCACCAGTTGCTTGTCTAAATGTAGCATTAGATGGTTGGGTATTAAATTGATTTGTTTTACGAATCACACCAAAAGCACCGTTATCTTGTGCTGTTTCCGCGGTTGTTTGTCTCATTGTAGAATTAGCTGCTTGAGTATTGAATTGATTAACCTTTCTAACAGTTCCAAAAGCTGCTCCATCCTGAGCAGTTTCAGCGGTTGATTGTCTCATCGTAGAATTAGCTGCCTGAGTATTATATTGATGTACTTGTCTTACATCACCGTAAGCTGCTCCATCTTGAGCAGTTTCAGCAGTTGCTTGTCTTATTGTTGAATTAGTAGGTTGGGTATTGTATTGATGTACTTGTCTAATATCGCCAAATGCCATACCATCTTGGGCTGTTTCAGCAGTAGCTTGTCTCATAGTTGAATTAGTGGGTTGAAGATTATATAGATTGGTTTTTCTAATATCACCATAGGCCATACCGTCTTGGGCTGGCTCAGCAGTACTTTGTCGGAGAGTTGAATTAGTGGGTTGAGTGTTATATTGATTTGTTTTTCTAATGTCACCGTATGCCATACCATCTTGAGCAGTTTCAGCAGTAGTTTGTCTCATAGTTGAATTAGTGGGCTGAGTATTATATTGGTTAGTTTTTCTAATATCACCGTATGCCATGCCATCTTGAGCAGTTTCAGCGGTAGTTTGTCTCATAGTAGATTTAGTAGGTTGAGTATTAAATTGTGTAGTTTTTTGTACGGAACCTGAAGCTGGAGCATCATAATAATTAAAAGCGGTTTCAGTTCTTTGATTATCTAATAGGTTGTATGATGGTAAATTGTTATTATTAACACTTTGTAATGATGGACCAACTGGTTCAAAACCTTCAAGAATTAATTTGTGAGGATCTCTAACTTTACCATCAGCTTTGAATGGACCAACTAATGAACCGGAAGACATACCTAGACCATTTTTAAGTTCAATAGAATATTGTCTGGATTGCTCGTGAAGTATTTGTTCGGGATTAACAGCGGGTTTAGTAAATCCACTTCCGGAAGCACTGCCACCATGCATATAATTACTAATTTCCCAAACTTTTTCGGGTCTTCTTTTAGCAACAGTTGGATCAACTGGTTGTTTCTGGCCTTTTTGACCTGGAATAATAACACCCGCATTTGATTTTTGGATTCTATTACCAACACGTTGAAAATCAATGGTGATTTGTGGAGCTTGATAAGAATCATGAAAGCCAATAGTAGAATTTTCATTATATCCTAAACCTAAACCTGGTTGAACTTGGACAGCTTGAAATGGTTTTTCACCACTTCTATGATTACCAGGAATATAACGATCGATTAATTCAGCGGTTTGATTTGGAGTTCCGTTAACAAAATGAACATCTTTCATGGGTTCAAAGAAAGCTGGTGGAGCCTCTTTAGGGTAGTAATTTTTTGAAGAACCAGTAAATAATTCCATCTTGGTATAATTATTAGAGCTATTAATTTCATCAGTCATTTTACCATCAATTAGATCAACTGCTTCATCTCTTCTTCTAAAAAATGGTTGCATATTATTATGTTTTAATTCTTCTTTTTTAAAGATACCATAAGTCATGTCACCGCCTTCCACAAATGGAGTCCAATCTTGTTTAATTTCTAATTCATAACCATTGGCTTTAGGATCACTTTTTTTAATTTCTCCTAATTTAAATTGATCATCTAATGAGAATAATTCTTTGCTAGAAGTATTATCGAGTCTTCCGGGAATCTTTAAATTATCTTCTATGTATTCTTGACCAACTGCTGGTATTTGATTATAGAAACTTGGGATAACATTTGTTTTTTCTGGAATAAATGTTAAATCTCTGATTTCTTTTACACGTTTCTCATATTTTTTTTCAATTGATTTTATATCAGAATTTACGTATCCTCTTTTATTAAAGAAGGCAAAATCTTCCTTACTCTTTTTACCTCCTTTATCATCTTTTTTATCCGTATTATAATCACCGACTAGATGATTATTTAATATTGTGCCAATATACGCAAGTCCGCTAATAGCTAATATTTCCATTATTATTACTATATATAATAATAAAATATTAAAAAAACTAAATTTATATACAAATTAAATTATGGTTCGATAATACCACATCGGAAGGTTTAAGATTTTAATCATGTGATATCTTTATAGTATAGATTGAGTATACAAACTTTAAATTTTTAACCATCTTTAAATTCTTACAATCTTTCTAAACTTTAATCTTAAGATTAACCTTATCTAAAGCTTTTTTACTTTCATATCTAGTATGAATACCGAAACGATCTTTATCGTTCTTTACTTTATTACCATAGAATACAAATTCACGTGGATCAATAATTAAATCAACCCAGCGATTGTAGTCAGCATAGGTATAATCTTTAGCATTGCTATCTAATCTAGAATATTGATAATCTAAGAAGCGATTGCATAGGCGATTACTTTGTTTAAAATCTTCGTGGGCTTTCTTGAGGGCATTATTTTTTACAGTTAATAAGTTAGCAGGAGTACATTTAGTGCTATCCCAACTTCTATCGGTTAATAATGATTCAACTTCAGTTCTTTTTACTAATGTAGCACCATCTAATTCACCACTGGCGCCATTATTTGCACTATTACGATTGTTGCGAGGGCCCAATGTAGCATGGCAACCATCAGTATTTTGCCATGTACCAGTGTATAGACGGTAGTTACCTGGGGCAGTTTCTTGTCTAACTACTTCTGGAAAATAGCATTCATCATATAATCTTTTAGAGAAATGACCTGACATTTAATATAATATATATTAGAAATATATTTTATATATATTATATTTGAAAATTAAAGATTTTTTTAGAAGCCTTTTGATTTGGGCATTTTCATGTTAGTGGGTACAACATCGCGATCGCATAATACAGGTGTAATTACAACATTGTTTTTGCAGCCAGTGTAAGAATTACTTTTTTTAGAGTTATTTCCAGTAAAGCCGCAAGCTATATATTTTTGAGAGGCACATTTAGTTAAGGGAATAGTTCTGTATTGTAATTCAGATTCTACATCCGCACGAACACCAATTGAAGTCCAGTTATTGGGGATTTGAGCGCCATTATTTTTAGTGCAGGTTAATTTATGTTCAAATTTACCATTGTATAGTTCATAGAATAAGGGTTCTACACTAGTCATGGTTCTTTGTTTAAAAGCACATTCGTCATATAAAGTTTTATTGAAAATTCCAGACATACTATATTATATTATATTGTAACAAAAAAAACTAAACTAAATTAATTATTCTTTTTTTATCATATTTTTACTTCTTGAATTCTTATAATTTAAATATCTAGTATCTACACCTTGTTTTGGAAATGGTAAATCATCCATATTAGTTACGTAATAATCAATTGGTAACTCTTGTTCTCGTGTATATTCATAACTACGAATCTCAGAATTATTTACTCTTGATTCATCCCCTAAATACGTATCATTTAGTGTTTCATAATTACCAATACCTCTACCGTATGTTTTTAATGGAGGTAATGTATATTCTGAATAATCTAAATTATTTTTACGCATGGCACTCTTAAATGTAAATATTTGTCCAGCATCTTTTACAGATCTATCAAAATCTTGTAAGACCGATAATTTTGTATAAGGAGCATTTAACATGACATGTCCACCATCAGTTAATTTATCAAATTCAATTGGAGCATAGCGTCCAGTATCTAAAGCCATTTCTTGATGCTTTTTAGGATCATGAATACCAAAACGTAATTCAGTTTCAACTGGAGTATTTGATTCTTGATTATTTTTTGTCATGGTATACATACCAATAGTAGAACCAATTGTATCTGTAATTTTTCTTAATTCACCTTTACCATCTGCTCTTTGTAAATTATCATAATTAAAACCACCATTGACGTACTTAAGTTTTTTTCTATTTTCTGGATATAAATCTTTGGCTGATATATTTGTAGATTTCATTATATTATATAAATAGATTTAAAAATTAATTATTAAATATTAAATATAAATGGAAAACAATTTGATTGATTTAGCTAAATTAATTTTTGAAGGAGAACCAAAATCAGATTATTCTATTCATTTGGAATTAGAAAACTATAATTCTTTGGAAGATCTATTTGAAGTTCTTTTACATGTATTTGTTTATGGATACAAAATTAAGGAATTAGATGTTTCAACTATTCATAAATTAATACCGTATTTTAGAAGTATTGGTGTTAATTTTCATGTAGAAACAATACCATATTCTGAGTATGAATTTTTAACTAATCCAAAATATTTACAAAAATATTGTATTGTTGGTGAAGCGTGTTTTAAAGATTATGATTTAAAAAACCTTCAGTTTATTTTATCAAGAAATTATAAAACAGTTGAAAAAATAGAGGAGATGATTGCTTGTTATGTACATGAAATTAAGAATGATTTTGTTAATTCTTTTATTAGTTTTATTCGATTTGATTTTAAATTTTAACGGTATAGGTAACCTTCATACTTAACACAATTTACCCCATCATATTTACAATTATTATCAGGTTGATCATAAGACATTCCAACATATTTTAAAAAATCTCCATATTTATTTGGTATGCTAGTTACATTATTTAATTTATAATATAACTGACCAGTTTTTCGATCAAAAACATCTTTCATATTTCTTGGTAAATTATTATAATATTTTTTTAATATTTCTTTTTCAGATGCATCACATGCTTCCAAATTATCAA